ACGCTTCCTGCGTACTTTGGCGGTGTGCCTCCTGCTCCGCACGATATGATTATCAAACGCTTAAAATAAACGCTATGCCTATCAAAAAAACAACCACCAAGAAATCGTCCCCATCAAAAGCCGTTCGTTCAGAGATGGACAAATGGGAGATTGAAAGCGCAATGTCAACGCTTCAAAGAGCTGTTGAGATTCAGAAGAACCCCAAGTTAATGCAGCAAGTCAAGAAGATGGCTGCGGATAAGGTCAGAGACTTGGACGGAATCGCAAAAGGTAAATCCAAAGTCTAACGCTATGCCAGAGTTCAGAGGATGGATGATAACCAAGTCATCCGCAAAAGGAAAGAAATACACGGCCACCAAGGACGGGAAGACCGTGCAATTCGGGGCATCGGGTTATACGATTGCTCCCGGCACTCCGAAGGGGGACAACTATTGCTCTCGTTCTGCCGGTATCAAAACGGAGACGCATTCTCCGAATTGGTTCGCAAGGGCGTTGTGGTCTTGCAAGGGATCCAAGAGCGCAGACAAGAGGCCGTTCTTCGGAGAGATTGATCTGCCGTAAGATGCTCAACGAAACCAAAGAAATCAAACTCTATAAGCTCCGCAACAATGTCGGGCAGATAGAGGGGCTTCCCAAGAACCCAAGGCTCATCCGGGATGACCGCTTCCACAAGCTCGTCCAAAGCCTCAAGGATGACCCAGAGATGCTCAAACTTCGGGAACTTATCGTGTTTCCCTTGGAGGAAACATTCGTGGTCATTGGAGGGAATATGAGGCTCAAAGCCTTGAAGGAACTGAATTACGATTCGGCCCCCTGCAAGGTTCTATCTGCAGACACGCCCTTGGAGAAACTGAAGGCCATCGCCTTGAAGGACAACTCGGCCTTTGGGGATTACGATTACGATGCCTTGGCAAATGAGTGGGATGCTCAACTCTTGGCCGATTGCGGTATAGATGTCTGGCAGATGCCCGAAGAGATTGAAAAAGAGTTGGAACAGGAAGAGGAGAGGAAGGACAACGCTAAGGCTCAGAAGATTATCCTCCGATTTAACAAAAAGGAATTTCTCTATGTGAGGGATGAACTTTTATCTTTGGCCGAAACCTTTGAAGAAGCGGTTGTTTACCTCCTAAAAAAACACAATGGCCAAAATAACGATTGAGTTTGACACGAACAACGAGCAGGACCTGGTCAATTACAAGAAGGCCATCCAAGCCCCTGCGATGTACCTCGCCTTGGCCGAACTCAAACACCACACCTTCAGCGATGAGCCAGAGATGCAGGAGCGAGTTGATGCGGTACTGACCGATTTCAAGATTGAAATGGATGACCTTTACGATGACCCACTCTTAACCTAACCTATGATAACGAAACACAGCAAGAATGTTCACTCCGTGGAATGCGGTAGAGAGCAAGAGTTTCTCCTCATCTCCGACCTCCATTGGGACAACCCCAAGTGCGATCGGGAGTTGTTAAAGAGCCATTTGGAAGAAGCCAAGCGCAGAGGGGCCAAAATTATCATAAATGGGGACCTCCTATGCTGTATGCAAGGGAAGGGCGACCCTCGTAGGAGCAAGGAAGACATTCGCCCAGAACACAACAATGGGCGGTACCTGGACTCTATTGTGGACACGGCGGTGGAGTGGTTCACGCCGTATGCCGACATCATCCTTTTGGTGGGCTATGGCAACCACGAAACGAGTATTATCCATCACCAAGAGACCGACATCCTGCAACGGTTTGTCGCTATCCTCAACCACTCCTGCGGTAGCAAGGTGGAGATAGGAGGCTATGGTGGAGTTATTGATTTCAAGATGCATTACGACTCATTGCACACCAGCAATTTCGTAACACATTATTATCATGGGAGTGCAGGGGGAGGCCCTGTCACCAAGGGAGTAATTTCAGACCAGCGGATTCTCGCTATGGTGGAAGGCTATGATTGCACTTGGCAGGGCCACGTCCACGAACTTTATTACCATCAAAATATAATTCACCGCTATGACCGGTCAACCAAAATGCTGCTTCAAAAGCCTGTTCATCAAGTCCGCACGGCTACTTACAAGGAAGAATGGGCAGACGGATATATGGGCTTTCACGTTGAGCGAGGCCGAGGCCCGAAGCCTTTGGGAGGCTATTGGATGAAGCTTAAAGTGGAGCGAGAGAAGTCCAAGAATCGGCGTGGGCCGGAAGTCCAGGTCTTCGCCACATTCACTCCCTGCGACCGATTCTATTAATGGAAAAAGCCCGTTTTCGGCACCCTAAAGCCTACTCACGGGCATTCCAATGAAAACCACAACCCTAAAAGTGGTGTGACAAATATAGGGATTATTTCTTAAACAAAGTAGAGCCAAGCAATGCGCTCCCGATTATTGCGCTTACTCTGTAAATGCGCCCGTTTTTTCTTTCTTGCGCCCACTTTTCCTTATAGGCCAAAGCCAAACTGTCCTTCGTGGCAATGGCCTTGACACAAGCCGAGTCCTTGGCCTTGTATGCGATTAGCAGGGAGTCATAGGTTCTAAGCAGAGAGTCCCCAATCCCCACTTGCATCGCAAGCAATTTGCCGACCTCCTGGCAGGAGTCAAGCATCAAAGGGACATACGCCTCCACCCATATCGTCTCAGGCTCTTCATAAGCCTCTATGAGCCTCTCACGCCATTTGATTTGTGTCTTTACAATCTCTTGCCTTATCGTGTCTCTACGGGTCTGTAAAGGGGTCACACGATGCTCCAAGGAATCAATGATGCATTGTTGCTTGTCAATGATTTGCCGGGGGGAATCCTTCATCGTGTAAATGAGGAAACCAAGCCCTATGGCGATGGGCAGGACAACGAACAGAATGCCCCGGTAGGGGATGTAGCCTTTGTCGTTAACAGCCATCGTCTTCGGGGAATACCCGAATTATCTGCCCATCCTCGTCAAGCTCCTCGGTGGTCTCGTAAGGCTCCAGGTGGTCGGATAGCGACTCCGCTCCTGTATCCTCGTAGAGTTCAACATAATCGGTCAAGGCCTTAACCATTGTCTCCTTAATGGTCTGCCCGGTTTCTTCGGCCAAGTCCTCAAGCTTGCTCAAAAGTTCAAGGTCAATCTCAAAACGGATTTTTACGGTATTGTTCTCCATCTTATTCAGCATTCAAAATTACTTGCGTGCAGCAGAATAGGCAATAGCGGCAATCTGACCCTTACTTCGCTTTTTGCTTTTAGGCTTGGACTTGTTGGCTTTGGTGAGTTCTTTAATGTTTTGGGAGACGGCTTTTTGGGTGGCTTTTTTCCCATAACCCTTGGCTTTAGTGAGTGGCATAATGAATCGTTTTGTGGTTCAAATATAATTAAGCGGTTTGGCCTTTCGTGAGCAGGTCGTAGAACTCGTTGAACTTGGCGATGCGGTCATCCAGGCCGATAATGCCTCCGTTTATCTTGCTCGTGATTCGGGTAATCGTTGCGATATCGGAGCCTTTGTCGGCAAGGACGTTGAGTTTACGGCTATGCCAGAAGTAACCAGCCGATAGCATCGCATACCTCCCGGCCACGAGTTCGGGGTTCTCCAAGAGGTCTTCGGGAACGAGTTTGTCAAGTTCAGCGTAATTGTCCTTGAAGGTGGTCATAATGTACCCACGGCCTCGGTATTTCCATCCATCCCCAAGTTCGGTATTGCCAAAGCGGTTCGCATAGACCTTGTTGGCTATGGCGATGTAATCCCTTCCGTATAACTTGGCCGTGTCCTTGTTGAAATGCCTTGGGAAGACCTTTAAGAGCCGTGAGGCGGAGTAATTGAAGTTCTCCTTAGTCGTGGTGAAGTTGGCCGATTCGTGGGCCGTTTGAGCGAAGAAATGGGCAATCCGAAGGTCGGTATTAATAGAAAACCGCTCCTGTATTTCAAGGAAGCGGTCTATAACGAGCTTGGGGACTCTTGGGGAAAGGCGTTGCTCAAGACTCATCGCCTTTGGATTCAACTTTCTTATGGAAGTAATTGGAGAGCGTTTCCACAACCCTCAAACCGCTAAAGCCAACAAGGAAGGCCATAGCGAATTGAGCGGATTCAAGTTCAATACCAAGCAAGGTGATAGCGAGAGGGGTAAGGTAATTGGCAGACAGCGTTCCTGCGAGGATGGAGAAGAGTTGGGTGCGTAAAGATGCTCCCTTTTGCTTTCCTACGAGGACGAGGCTTCCGAGAAAGCCTCCTACGGACATCCCGACATTAATGCCGAGTTCCGTCAATACCTGCTTGATATCCATTACAGGTAAGTGTTGAGGGTTGCGATGAATGCCGCTGCGGTGGTACCCAAGGCCACAAGGTCGGCATTGGACACGAATATGGACTCGTCCAAAGTACCCGAAAGGTAAATCCGCACCTTTGTAATGCCATCGGTTGCATCAAGTTCCGTGGAGATAATGTCCCGATAATTAAGGAAATATTGCCTTCCGTCAGCGTATGTGAGCCGTAATTGCGTTGCTGCGAAGGATGTTGCGGTTAAGGTAGGTAGTGCCATAGTGCGTCAAATTTATGGATGGATGGGCGAGTTTTTATGGGGTCGTGAGGGTTGCGAGTTCAGTATCCGAGAGGCGGTTGGGGTAGAGGGCATCTGCACGGACATGGGCTTTAAGTAGGTCTGTGTTTGATGACCTAAAATTCCCCACAGACATATCGTTAAAAGCAGGAAGGCCAGGAGCAACGACCGTTCTTGTTGCTACCGGATTTTGGACTCCATCAATATACATAATGCATCCATTTGTTGCCGTATTGTAAGCAAAAGCTATCTTGTGATAGCCAACACTTAGTGCTGAGGATGTTAATGCACTAATAACCGTTGACCCTGCATTTAAAGAACTTACAAGAATTGTTCTGCTTGCAGTAATTGCCATTTGGATAAACGAGTTTACCGAAGAATCAATGCTACAAATCCACCTATCCCTTGCCTCACTCGTAACCTCAACCTCAAAGTAAATGGTACCCTCGGATTGACCGATAAGAGATGTGATTCCCGTCTTTCTTATCACATCCGCACCACGAGTGATGGCTTGGGTGGTGGTGGGGATGTAGGAGGTGGGGACGGAGCCGACCTCAAGTTGTGCGCCCCAAGCGTAGAAGGAGCGAAGTGCTCCAGAGGTGTTGTTCCCTACTTCAAAAATGCCCGCTGATGTTCCTCCAGCCGTACCAACCGTAAAAGTCATTGAAAACCTATACCATCCATTGCCATAATTCTCAACACGGCCCGTTGCTGTTCCAGAAAAACCCGTCCCTGAAGTGCCTGAAAGCGAATATGTCGCAGTACCCGCCGCAAGGTCAATAACCGCAGTAGCAACGAAATTGTTTGGAGCAGAATTGATGTTGTTAAAACGCATACGGAATGTTTCCCCTGCCGTTAATGCGATGTTTTTGTAAAAACAACTCATTGTATAAGTTGTTGAATTAGCAATAGTTATTGACCCTCGCTGAACCCTTGATTCTGATGTTGTGGTTAGATTTATCGTGTCTGCCGTAACATTGTTATCGGGAGAAGCAATAGTGTTTGGCGTAACCGTTGCTCCTGCTTGAGTGGCCCAACCTGTATTAAACGCCTCGCTTTCAATTACCAAGTTCTCCGCACTCGGCTCAACGAGCAACGCAGGGCAACCATTCACCGCCCCACCCAACGGATAATCAAGGCGAGGCACACCATCGTTCACACGCTCAATAAAGCCAAGCGAATTGACCCTCGTGGAACGATTATTCGCAGGACTTGTCGCACGAGTAACCGTGAAATCGCCCAAGCCCGTTTCGGGGATTTGGCTATAAAGAGTCCCGGCTTTAAGACGATAAGGGACATTCAAGAGAGAAGGGGTGGACATTTTAATTTGGATTTAAGATTGAAAAACGAGTTAAGATGCAATTATAGGAAACAACCTCTTTCACGGTAGCACTATCGTTGTCGCAACGCTGATTGAAGTACCAAAAGTCGGCATAATCCTCCGTGGCCGTAGGTACCAGAGGAGGATTCAATTCGTATCGGAAATACCGACCGCAAGTGCTTACGAGTTCGGGGGCAAGAGCAGACCCAGCCGTGGCACGAGCCATAAAGTTGGCCCATATATCAAACCAAAACAACTGATTTGTCACCGCACCCTGCAACGATGCCAGGAACGCTCCAATGCTGCTCCCCAAGGCAATGAGTTCGGATTGAGACACCGACAAAACATTGTCAAGCGTGCCGTGCAAATAGATGTAAACCTTGGGGTCTGAAGTCGTTGGGGCGTACTCAAAAGATATCAAGTGGGCATAGGGGACATAATAGACCTCCGAGCCTCCGTAATTCAAGGTCAAGAGCCTCTGCCCGAACGAAAAGGATGTGAGCCGTTGGAGAGCCATTAAAGCGACATTAAGTTCAGTTGAGCATTAATGATGTCAATGGGGTTTGTGCCACCTTTCTGCTCAATGTAAATCTCGTACTCATGCGCCCCTTGCGAAAACAACTCCAAGGAAATGGAGTGAGGGTCAATGGAATGCAAGTGAACCGACACCTTTGTTGTTTCGTCAATAATGCCATCCTTGGCGAGGTAGAAGTAATACTCCTCGTTGTTTGCGCCCTTGAAGTTAACCATAGCGCTCACACGATAAGCAATGGCCGCATCGCCATTCCAACTCACGGAGGGGCTTGACTCAAAGGCCGTGTTGTATGCCCCCTCAAGAACCAAGGCCATCGTATAGGTCAACTTTTCGGGAGTGTCAGCGGCAGCCACGGTGAAAGTCGCAGGGTTCTTTGAAGAAGCACTCACATAGCCTCGCTCGGTAAGCAAAACGGCAGAATCCGATAAGGCAACAAATAAATCGCCAATACGCTTTGCGGTATTCGCCCCGATATTCGTTTCAGTACGAACGACATTGGAAGAAGCATCCAGGCTGGCCCTTGTTTCTATTGGCATTGGTTAAGATTTAAGACACAAATTTAACAAGGTTCCTCGGTGTTTAGGCAAGACGCATCGCCAATCACCTCCACCTCCAAATCCAAGGCAATCATATACAAAGCCGTGTCCCACACAACCTTCGCTCCCTCAAACTCGGTGTCAAGGTTCTCCTTGATGGAGTAATTGGCCGTAATGGAGGTGACATCAATGCTCACCGCACCGACAGTCGTGGCCAAAGCCTCGTACATACCGCTAATCTTGCTCTGAACGAGCGATGCGACCTCGTAAGGACGCTTGCCCTTACGCTTGCCGATAATCACCAAGGTCAACGGATAAACGATGCGGAGCAGGTCCTGGCACCCAATAAAGTTGTTCTCGTCCGTAACCTCTGCGCGCTCCCTTCCATTGTAACGGATGTAGGCAATGCCCTCCCTCCAATCGTAATCGTCCACAACGTGCTTGTAATCGCCATTGTTGCAGTAAATGGCCGGGATGACCTTGCCGTCCCTATCGGGTAACAACTCGGCAAAGCCCGTGTGCCTCACCAACTTGTAAGCATTCAAGCGAGTGAATATCTCGTCAATAACCTGGGTCGCTATCATTTGAATACTTTGCTAAAGAATAACTTGGTCAGTAGGTCAACGAAATAAGCCTTTTCCTTGCTCGCTAACCCAAAGATAGTGCCTCTACGGGCTTCATTGTCAACAACTTTCTTGGTGTTCAACTCGCTCACAACCATAAACTCAACCTTTGGCTTGGAGCCAATCAAGTTCTTCTTGGGAGTGCTGAACTCGGATTTCAAATCGCCCGTGAACTTCATATCAATGAAAGCGACCTGGAGGCCAGCCTTCCTTCGGACCCCCTTGTACTTGTCGCTCTTATAGTTCCCAATCTTGGCCAAATCGGGCTTCAGACCCTTCTCAAAAATCCTCGGCAGAACCTCTTGCTCTTGCGTTTGCGGAGCCGCCTCGTTAAGCGATGAAGCCAAGTGCCTTGCCAGGGAAGACTTCTGCGTTTCAAGTTTTTGTATGTAATCCTTAATGTCCACCTCTTTAAGGTATGCGAGAAGCTTGCCTAACCCTCTGCCTGCACGAAAAACAACCGTCCTCTGGCAGGTTCGCCTGCTCAAAGTATCGCTGCATATATTGGTCGTATTGGGCTTGGTAATAGTTGGACAGCTCTTGGTTCATGTCCCGGTTAAAGACAATCACGCCATTCAGCCTCTTAGAAAACTCCATCTCCTTCAATAGCAACATCCCTGCCTTGTAAAGCAATGGATAGCCGAGTTGCGTGACATGGGCGCACAAGAGCGAGTCAAAGCTGCAAGCGACCTGATACTGAACGCTCAAGCCTCCCGTGAAGGCTCCTCCGCTTATGTTCAAGTCAAGCAAAGGCGCACTCGTTGGTATCTCAATAGCCCTCTCAAGCATATTCTCCGTCCAACGATAGTTCCTGCCACATCCACCGCATCCATAGGTCGGGTACAGGCCCGTTTGAAAGGAAGCTACCGAGGTCGCATCGTAAAGGACGGCCAGGTTCAACATCTGCCCGTTGGATTGATAGGTCTTGTTAATCACGACCCTCGTAACCGCATTGGCTACCGAGGTGACATTGAAGGTGTCCAAGGTCGCTCCTGTTCGCAAATCCACGACCCTCACCGGCACAACGCCCGAACTTGGGAGCAACAGGCTGATAGAAGAAATGGTGACGGAGATGTAATCCACCTGGCGATAACGCATTCCTATGCCCCTCCACACCGCAGCGGCAGGCAACGCTTCAACGGACTCGCCATAGAAGCCTAAGTCCCCATTGAAGGCCGAAGTCGTGTAATTCCAACGGCTCTGCAAATAGGCCAAAGACTCCGCTTTCAGCATATTGGCCGCTTGGTCAATCTTGCGCTCAATAAGCGTATAGGCGGTCTTGTCCTCCTCGTTCACCCCAGCGTCAAGGTCACGGAGGCTTATGCCCGTTAGGTCGTTGATATAAAGGCCACTAATGGGCGGCGCACCCGCAGGACAAAGCCCACGAATGCCGATTAAATTATCCCAACAATTACTCATAAGACAAAGGTAAAACAAAAAAGGGGATGCTTTCGCACCCCCTTCTTGTCGCATACAACCCGAAGGATTAGTTGTTCACAGTACCTTCAAAGATGTAGTTCACGCCACGGAGCTGATCGTTCAAGAAGAACACATCAGAAGGAAGCGTCACGAACTTGTAGGAAAGACCCATGAAGAACTTCCATTGGTTACAATCCAGCTGGGCATAGTAATCAAATTCCAAGCCGGTTTCGGGGTCGGAAATCGTACCCTTCTTGATGGATTGGTCATCAATTACACGGATGCCGTCAGCACCACGGAAGGCGTTGTAACGGATCATCTGCACACCGCCTGGGGCGAGGAATGCGAAGCCGTTAGCGTTGCCCTGGGCAGCACCAATGCGAGGCTCAAAGAAGAAATACGACTGAGCATCGGAGTTCATCATTTGCTGAAGGTCAACGTTCACCGTTGCACAGCAATGAGATTTCAATGCGGTCATGTACTTCTGGACAAGCTCACCACCGATGATGATGGGGCGGTCCCAAGCCTCGGCCAACTGATACTGATAAACCACATCGGACATGAAGTCATCGGCATAAACGTAAGATACGTTTTGAGCCTTGGTCCGGGTGGTCAACAGGGTGCGAGCAGCGTTCACGGTAGAACCTGGGTCAGAAGCAAACAATCCATTGTTTGTGCCAATGAATGTAACGGCCTCCTGGTTAATGTACCGCTTGATAGCCTGCATATGCATGGCCAACTGCCGAGCGATGTAGGACTCGTCGTTTTCACAACGAGGAGCCAAATCGTCCAGGCCGATAGACCAACGGCGAGATGCACCGGTGTTGGGGTCAATGTTGTAAACCCGTGAGGTTTCACCAAATTCAGGACCCGCAGCACAGTTCAAAGTCGCAGAGGTTGAAGTGGTGCTGTCAGTCATCCTTGGCTGATAGACAACCTCAACTTGGCGATAGTGGCCGTTCTTGGTGTCAATTTGGTTTTGGAGAATACCCGATTCGTTCATGGGGCTTGTGACCGCACGAAGGGTATTGATGTGTCCGGGGAACATCGTTGGGTCGGCATTGAAATAGCCTGCATCCAACCGCTCCTGAATGTTCGGACACGATACGAAGGAATTAAAAGCGTATGACATTTTGTTAAAATGAAATAAAGATTTGTCGGCTATTTCTTGCCAAGCCAGGCACTATGAGGCTTATTGTCCCTCTTGACACATCATCGTGCGTTCAGTTCTTCTCTATGCTTTACGGCCCTTGGGTGAAGAAAACGCTCACCACGAGTACCTTCCTTGCTGGAAGAAGAAGTCCGAATTGGAGGCGTGTCTTGCTTACCGGCATCTCCTGCTTTCTTGAGCATTTGAGCCTTCTCAGCCTCACTCCTTACCAACTCTTCGGGCGAAAGATACGCAGTCCCCTTATCATTCTTGATTTGGTTGCCTTGCTTATCCGTCACCGTCAACTTCCCATCCGACAATGCAAAGATATACTTTTCATTCAATTCTATGTCAAAGCCTTTCTTCGCAAGGGAATTGACCGAATCGCTCCAAGGCACATTGGCCTTAATCTTCATAACCTCTTGGTTCACAATGTAATTCTCAATGGCCTTCTGCGACTCCACCTCCTTCTGCTCCAACTTCTGCGTCAACTCCCCAGCTAAGGTTTCGTACTCGCCCTTCTGCCTTTTCAATTCAGCGAGTTGAGCCTTGTAAGCCTCATCGTCCTTGCCGCTGCTTTGGGCTTGGGCTTTCAAATCATCCACTTGGGTTTGAATGCGTTGCTGGGCAACCTCAAACAAATCCGACAACTTCTTCCCCTTCACATCGTCCTCGGTGAGGTTGAAGGCACGCTTGAACTTGGTCTCAAGGCTTCCGAGCGTCTTGCCCGTTACCTTGTTGCGGATGTCCTCGTCATCAACGGCCACCTCACGAGCGACATATTTCTTGGCAAGTTCTTCCTTGAATTGGTCAAGGCTTTCAAAGTCCTTCTCTTGGTCAAACAGCCATTTGGCCATCTCTTTGGAGTCTATGCTCATTTTCTACGGGGTTTGTTGGTTATGGTTTCTTCTTGTGGGGTTTCAATGGGGGCTTCTTCCTCCGCTACCTCTTGCTCAAACACCTCTTCATCGGCAGGGACTTCGGGGGTCTGGTCCATAAACTCCTGCGTTGAAACAACGGCCACAGGCTCTTGCTCCACCAACATCGGTCTGCGCTTAGGCAATTCCGGGATAGGGGCCGAGAAGGTTTCGGGCTTGGCGTGGAGCATCGTTTCGTCAAGAATACGCATACCGTACTTTTTGAGAAACTCGGTGTTCTGCGCAACCGCAATGGTCACGAGAATCTGCTCTCCATCCGCACGGAGAACAGGGACGCATCGTCCTGTAATTCTTTCATTCATAAGATTAAAGGTTTAGGTTTGTACCGCAAATATAAACAATAATGGGCAAACTAAACTTGAGGGACAAGCCAATGCCTGCAACGATAGCCTCCCAAGTAGATAAAAATGGTGGATTCATCGGTGCCGACAATCTTGCCCTTCCAATCCCCTAATTTGCCCCAGGAGCGCACTTCTTCCTTCGTGAATACCTTACCATCCCTCGCCACACAAAATGGCCGAGAATCGTTTACTAAGCCTCCTGCGTACAAGTATTTCTTAATGCCCAAAGCCTCGCCCATCGCAAAGGTGAAGGAGCGGTCAATGACCGCAAACATCGTGTCAGCCGTAAGCGTGGCCGTGTCAAAGAGCAACCCCTTTTTTCCACCACCCCCTTTCACGATTTGGGCAATGCCCTCCTCCAAAGCGGTTCGGTCAGAGCCAGAGGCAATAGACGCAAGGATGAAATTTCTCAAGGCCGTTGAAAAGCCCGACTTAAAATTGGTCAAGTCCTCAAGCATAGAGGTCGCTTGGGCCTCGTAATCAATGCCGGAAACCGCATCAGGGTCAAGACCCATCTTGCGGTACATCTCTTTGGTAAGTTCGGCCTGGGCATCCACCTTGTCCATCAAGAAGACCAAGGCATCAAAATACTTGCTCCCGGCAACGGCACCATCAACTC